GATGGATATGGGTAGTCCCGCAAATGATGGTATGATGGCACTTCAAGAACGTTTTAGAAAACTTGCTAACATTAAAGGTAACCGAAAAATATTAAAATAGTCTATGACTATTGATGAGTTATTATTAGAATGGTCTTATAGGTCAGAAAAGGGTTATCCATCACTGGATAATCCTTCTGATCTCTCTATACTTCGTGAAATATTAATTAGACTTAATATTCCTTCTGATAAAATTATATCAGAGATAGAAGGTTTAGAAAAATCCCCTAAAGGTTCTGATGAAGAAAAAATAGAAACTGAACCTTATTCCCCAGATGACAAACCAGATGAAAAGGTATCAGTTGATGATATTATATCTCTTTTAGATACTATTAAAGATGATGGAAAAGCTTTAAAAAAAATCAAACAACTTATTTTAAACATGCCTGCTTCTAAAGATTGGGATGATAATTTATCTAAAAGTGCTAATATTACATCAAAAACAATAGATACAAGTAATGCTCCTAAAGATATTTTAGATATACTTACAAGTAATGATGACTTACCTGCATATTCAGAATATTTAAAAAATCCTATAAATTTTGGAGATTTACCCACTGAAGGTAATTTAATAGATGAATTTCAAGATATAGGTATATCTCAAGATTCTTTAGTTAAATTATTTGATTTTAAAGGAGCAGAATCAGGTAGAGGAGTAGGTAAAGGAGAAATGGCATTAGCTTCATTATGTGGTGACGTAAAAATGGCAGCAGCAGGTGCTGGTGACCTAAGTTGGAATGGTAAATCTTTAGAAGTAAAAGGATCTAATGCTAGGTTAGGTGGAAGAGATAGAAAATTTACAGGTTTTGAAAAAACACCTCTTGGACAGTTAGCTATAAAATACGATAAATCCGATGCAATGTTATATACCTTAATTCCTAATTTAGCAAATGAAGAAGATATAAATTTAGATGAATTACTTGAAGCAGTAATTGATTTTGAAGAAACTGCTCACCCAGGAGGAAATGCTACAAAATATTTTACTAAAGATATCCTATCAGATGGAGTAGCAATTAAATCAGCTTTTTTTAAAAATTTAATACTTCAATATACTTCAAAACACAATATAGACCATCTTATATTTATAAATAGTAATGTTGGTAAAAATTTTGGTAATTATTATCACTTTACACCAGAAGAAGCAGAAGCTTTAGTTGATGCAGAAAAAATCAAATCAAACAATATAGCAATACATCAACTAGATCCATCCCTTTCAAAACCTTAATAAAAATATTTGGTTTTTAGAACTTTTCTTATTATATAAATTATATTAAAATAAAATAATTATGAGATACGCAATGCAAGTACAAGGAGCTTTAGAAAGATTAGATCAAACTTTACTAGGCCTTAATAGATTAATTAAAGCAGGTAAACAAAGAGAAGCAATCCAATTTATGGAAGAAGGACCTCTTAAAGATGCTTATGATGATTTACAAAACATTATAACAATAGCAGGAGGACCTGGATCTAGTGGTTTAGGAGCTAGTGGAACAGCACAAACAGGTACATTTTAAATAAAAAAATAGGTTATGTTATCAGCAGAAAAAATCCAATCAAACTGGGATCGTTATTTAAGCGAAATAAAAACAAATATATCTAAAGAACGAACAGATATATTGATCCCCTTTTTAGAAAAATTTGAAGAACGAATAATGATGATGCCCGCTGCAGCTAAAAACTGGCACCATTCGGCATTTGCTGGTGGTTATGTTGACCATGTATTACGTGTATATGATTGCGCAAATGAATTATATAAAACGTGGAATAAAATGGGAGGAGATATATCCACATATACAATTGAAGAAATGCATTTTGTCGCTTTATTCCATGATTTAGGTAAAATGGGCCAACAAGAAGGTGAATATTATCAACCAAATGATTCACAATGGCATATCGATAAATTAGGTCAAATATATAAATTTAATACTGATATACCTGCAATGAAAATACCAGAACGATCTTTATTTTTATTACAACAAATAGGATGTATAGTATCTCAAAATGAATATATAGGAATTAAAATACATGATGGTTTATATGATGAAAGTAATAAATTTTACTTTATGTCAGGTATGAAAGAAACTAAATTAAGATCACATTTACCTTTATTAATGCATCAAGCAGATCATATGGCAGCTCAAATTGAGTTTGAAATATGGAATAATGCAACAGATGCTGTCCCTAAACAATCAAAACCTAAAAATGGTTCTAAAGGAGATAAAACAATAAGAAATTCTAAAAAAATAAATGCAAAAAATAATCCGAATCTATCTAATGCTACTTTAGATGTTATAGATTCATTTTTTAAAGATTAAATATGGAAATACTATTAATAATACTGTTAACCTTATCTATATCAATTTCATTTTTTGTTATTAGAAATTTACTAATTAAAAATGAAAAATTAGAAGATTTTATATCTAAACAAAGTGATGCTGTAAATGAATGTAATAGAAGAGTAAAAGAAATAGATACTAGAGGTACTTTTAGTTCGGATGATGAAATAGGGTGGTTTTTTAATGAAATTAAAAAAATGCAAGATGCCCTAAATGAATTTACACTTAAATAAAATATGACAAAACAAACCAAAATTAAACTGGATGCAAACTCTATCCCCCCACCTAAAAAGAAAAGAGGAAGAAAAAGAACTAAAAAAAGATATTTTACTGAAGATACAGAAGCAGCAATAGCAGAATATTTAGCTTCTAATAGTCAATCAGAAAGAGATAGAATATACAATAGTAGAATACATTATGCTTTATATAAATTAGCTGAAAATTTAATTCATACTTTTAAATTCTATTATACTGAAGTAGATAACTTAGAAGACTTAAAACATGAAGTAATGTGTTTTTTATTAGAAAAATTAGATTATTTTGATCCTACTAAAGGATCTAAAGCTTTTAGTTATTTTTCAATTGTAGGGAAAAATTATCTTATATTATATAATAATAATAATTATAAAAAGAAAAAAATAACAGTAGATGTAATGGCAGCTGATGAAGATGATAAAGTATTACGTCAATTAGGAAGACCTGCACGCAAACAAGAATTAAAAGATTTTATAGATCTTTTTACAGAACATATAGATAAAAATATGTTTATTATATTTAAAAAAGAAAATGATAGAAAAGTATGTGATGCTATTAATTTATTATTTAAAAGAAGAGAAAATTTAGAAATTTTTAATAAAAAAGCGCTTTATATATATATTCGTGAAATTACAAATGTAGATACTCCAGTAATTACTAAAGTAACTAAAATATTAAAAAAATTGTATAAAAAACTACATAACGAATATAAAACTACAGGATATATAAAAATTTAATTTTTTCCATATTTATTATAAAATATAATTATGGATTCATTAAATCAAATAATATTCGATGATAAATCATTTTCTGATTTACTAAAAGAAATACATAAAAATCAAAGCAAAAAATCAAAACAGTTAGCTGCTTTAATAGCCGAATTACGTCCTCTTATTACTAGTTTAGGAGATGCTACAGTAGTAGTACCTTTAATTAAAGAATATATGGAAATTAGTGTTAAAAATGATGACCAATTAATAAAAATGGCAGCTATTGTCCAAAGATTATCTACAGGTAATGTTAATACGGGAGATGGAGGAATGTTAACTGAAGAAGAAATGTCACAATTACAAGAAGTAGCTGAAGAAATTTCAAAAACAGTAGAAAAACCTAAAAATATAGAACCTTTAAATTCTTCTGAATAATGGAATTACACGCAGCAAGAGTTTTAGATATAGCCCTTAAACCATTTGATAATTTATCACAAAAATTATCAAAAAATGGACATGGTGCTTTAGGTAGTATTCAATATGAATTTATAGAGGGGGATAATATAGGAGGTCCCTTATATGCAAAACCTGCTCAAAGTAATTTAAAAGACTATCCTTTAATAAATGAAATAGTTTTAATTATTAAAACTGTTGGTACTAATATATATACAAGTAGAGGTAAACAAATATCCTATTATATAAGCAATCTTAATATATGGGGAGGATCCCCTAACCATAATGCTCTCCCTAGACAGGGAGAAATTAATCCAGATGGGTCTGGTACTACTGAAGGAAATCAAATACCAACTATAAGATTAGGAATAGGAGAGTTTATAGAACGAAATGATATAAAAACTTTATTACCTTTTGAAGGTGATCGTATTTTTGAAGGAAGATTTGGTAATTCTATAAGAATGGGAGCTACTACTCCTGATATTTTAAATTCATGGAGTCGTCCAAATAAAAAAAGTAAATTTGGAGATCCTATTACTATTATAAGTAATGGATTACCTGTTCATAACCCTAATTTAAATGAACATGAAAAAGAAAGTTTATATAAAGATAACTCTTTATGGGGAGACCCTAAAGATCGTCCTAATAAACCTTGGATATCTACTGTTGAAGATATTAACCATGATCCTTCTTCTATATGGTTAACATCAACTCAACAGATAAAAAATTTTAAAGCAAAAGGATACTATGATAAAAAAGCAGAATCTTTCCATCCTTCAATGCTAGCACTTACAGATGAAGATGAAAATAAAACTTTAAACCAAAAAAATACAGAAAGTACTAACTATATGCAATTTCCTGGCTTAAAAGATACTCCTTTACCTGATTCTTTTAAAGAAACTCCTGATATATATTTACCTCCAACTCCTGATTTACAAGAAGAACACCTTCTAACATCAGAATTAGCTAATTTAAATGAAGATGATTTTTTACCTTATTACATGATAGAAGGAGAAACAGATACTAATCTAATATTAAATAATGAAAATATATCAGATTCAATACCAAACGAATCAGCAACTACACATTTAGATACAGAAGCTACAGAATTAGATTTATCAATGGGTATAGGAAATTATTATTTACTTCATCATTTAATTAGTACCCCTAAATCTTCAGACATAAATTATATATCACCCTTACTTTCTACTTATCATGCTAATGCTCTTTTTGAAAGAGATTTAATAGGATTTTATACAGAAACAAATGCAAATGGAAGAAAAAAAATATTAACAAAAGAATATTTAGGCCCTACTGGTAGTGCTTTTACTGGAGCAATAGACACAGGAACAGCTGCAAATTATAGAGTATTATCAGATACACCTCAAATTACTCCTTTAAGTTCTGTAGCCCCTTGGCAGTATACCCC